AACCTCCTGACATCAACAGTATTGGCCGTGCTAGCTAGACAGAGGACCCATTGACTGTGCATTTCCCAGGTGTACACTGAGATTTTCCAAAACGATACACTAAATGGTACTCGGTAGGGGAATCGAACCCCTCTTCCCGCCGTGAAAGGGCGGTGTCCTAGACCGATAGACGAACCGAGCACAATGCTTCTACAAATTGTTAACGAACAAAGAACTGCTGTCTTGTTTAACAGCGTATGTGTCTATTATATAGTCGCTGTATAGTTCTGTCAACTACATTTTGGACTATTTTTAAAATATTTTTGGCCGGGCTTGCAGGAATCGAACCCACACCCTCTGTTTCGAAGACAGAGATGATATCCATTTCACCAAAGCCCGATTGGCACCGCGAGTTGGATTCGAACCAACCTAATGCCTGTTTAGAAGACAGGTGCCTATCCACTAGACTATCGCGGTATGGAAACTGTGTAGGCTACGAATTTCCAGCTCGCCCCTACTTGAGTTGCACTGCCCTGTCACTGTGTTTTGTTCTCTGCCTAGTTACAGTTCTAGTCAGCGGTTCGAGGTGTTTTACTTTTAACACCTTACCTTCTCGGGTCACCGCCCCCGGCCTATGACGCTAAGGCTTGCGACACCGATGACACTCGGTGCTGGCGGGATTCTGGTGCTCTTAGTGAGATTCGAACTCACACTGTCAGCGACCTCAACGCTGTGCGTCTACCAATTGCGCCACAAGAGCATATATGGTAGCCATGGACAGTTTTGAAATGTCGACCTATCGCTTATCAAGCGATTGCTCTTCCTCTGAGCTACACGGCTATTTATTTCATGGTGCTCAAGCAAGGAATCGAACCTTGAATACTATCGTACCAAGATAGTGGTATGCCATTTACCTACAAGAGCAAAACGGGATGCTGTGTCTAAGCCGGGACTCGAACCCACGACACACCCCCAAGCGGGCCGGCCTGCAAAAGTTTGGCTGCAGAAAAGTTGTTTGCTGTAATCATCCCTAAACTGGTACCCCTCCCCGGAGTCGAACCGGGAAACCTGCGGCACTCCTTTTGAGAGAGCTGACTTTACCAATTTGTCCAGAGGGGCATAAACTGTGGTGCCGCCTCCAGGGATCGAACCTGGTTCACCGGGACTTCAATCCGGCGCTATGACCACATCAGCTAAAGCGGCAAATTTGTTTGGTAGTTCCTACTGGGATCGAACCAGTGACCCACACCATGTCAAGGTGTTGCGCTACCACTACGCTAAGGAACTATTGGGGTGAAGCCGGGAATCGAACCCTGCCTTACTGTTTCACAGACAGCCGTGCAAACCACTACACTAGCAACACCATTGATTATTTGATTGTTTCTTTGACTTTTTCTAGTGCATCTTTACGCATTAGAAATCGTCTATCAGTGCCGGGTCGTCTAACTAGAAGATACTCGACGCCGTCGATTGTTTCAACTTTGCGAGTGTCATCACATACAACCTTGTCACTATTCATGCGATTTTTAAATGTTACTGGTTTCATAACACTCTCCTTAAATTTGGCACCGGTACTAGGGCTCGAACCTAGAACGACAGAGTCAAAGTCTGTTGTGTTACCATTACACCATACCGGATCAGAATAAAACGGGATACTATCGTTTTGACGAATGCTCTACCTAATGAGCTAATTTTCCATCAGGAAAATGTTGGACTCGAACCAACTACCTATCGTTTGGATAGAATTTGCTGTGAGTATCCCTAAAATGGAGCAGACAGTCGGGTTTGAACCGACGACCTACACGTTGGCAACGTGTCGTTCTACCAGCTGAACTATGCCTGCATAAAAGATATTAGTAAAGGACTCGCAGAGTTTTGGTTTGTCGTCGACAACGCGGCGACCTAAGTTTTACAGACTTACTCTATTTGTCTCGCCTAACTTGGAGCATTTTGATCATCAACAGTCCTACGCTGTAATCGTTACCCTGTACCATATTTGATCTAGCGCCAACTCTATGAGTTGCTCAAGTCAGCCCTTCCGGAGCCAGCTATCCTCTTTTCAGAACACTATGCAATGCCTTAAGTCCTTTACTAATACTTTTATATATTAGAAATGTCAGTTGTTCGCCGCACAACCTGACAAAGCGGGGGTCTGTAGACTGTTGACAACTTATCCTATTATACGCGGTCAACAAACGCGAATCTTGGTGCTCCGTGACGGACTCGAACCGCCATCGCCGGACTACAAAACCGGAATACTAGCCTTTGTACTAACAGAGCATGTTTGGTGGTAATGGCGGGACTCGAACCTGCAACAGACACCTTATGAGGGTGGTGGACTACCATTGTCCTACATTACCATAAAGGATGACAACTAAGCTTCGGCCGCCACATACATTGGCCTCATTATCCGCAAATTATGCCGGCTGCGGTTATGATCGGAAAAGCTCTTTTACAGATAACTTCTCTTCACTTAGGGTACGTCACAATAGTAAGGGCGGGCGGATGCCATGGTGCGTACTTGAACCGTCACCTTTTACTAAGTTCCGGCTTGCAAACCTTTCCTTAGTGCTTACTTACTAGAGACTACTCAATTGTCATTCTTTATGGTCGGAGCACTGGGATTCGAACCCAGAATTGGCAGATTAAAAGTCTGCTGTGATAACCGTTTCACTATACTCCGTAATGGTCCCTCCAGACGGATTCGAACCGTCACCTCATCGGGTAAGAGCCGAGTATGCAACCATAACACCTCGAAGGGATAGCTTTCGTACTTTTTGATTTTACGTGCCATCCCGGACCATACGGAGTACCGAGATGACACTAACGTTTAGCACGTTTCATGTCGTTCTCCTTTTGAACATTTAAAAAAAACAGGATGCATTTTAACGTGGTTAGATTAAAAGTCTAATGTTAAAAGTTGCTGTTAGCATCCTTAAACTTGGTGGAGCCCCCAGGATTCGAACCTGGACCTTTCCCTTCATAGTGGAAATTGAAAAAGATTGCTGTCTGTATCCTTAGCAGGATAACCGTCGTTTAACGTGCTACCATTACACTAAGGCCCCATAAAATTGGTCTCCATGGTAGGATTCGAACCTACAGCCTCCTGACTCCAGATCAGGCCGTCTACCAGATTGACATTACACAGAGATAAAATTGGTGGAGACCGAGGAAATCGAATCCTTCTAGTCACGATGCTTGCAAGGCAACGCCGTACCCCAGTACTGTCCCCATATTCTTTTTGGCACCCGAGGAAGGATTCGAACCTCCGACTCCCACGTTCGTAGCGTAGTACTCTAGTCCACTGAGTTACACGGGTATAAATTTTGGAGTAGCGGGTGAGATTCGAACTCACGGTTTTAGAGTTTTGCAGACTCTTGCATTGGGCCTCTCTGCCACCGCTACATTAATTTGGCGCCGCCGAAGGGAATCGAACCCTCCTAAGTCGGATAGACAATCCGTTGCTCTCCCAGAGAACTACGACGGCATATTGGTATCGCGTACGGGAATCGAACCCGTCTCTTTGGCTTGAAGGGCCAAGGACCTACCCAGAAGTCCAACGCGATATAAAAACTTGGCTCCGCATCTGGGGATCGAACCCAGCTAACCATTGATTAACAGTCAAGTCCATGCACCTTGCTCGGATTCTGCGGAATAGAAATTGGTTCCTCCAACACGAATTGAACGTGTAATAGCCGGTTATCAGCCGACCGTTATACCATTTAACTATGGAGGAATATATGGTGGAGCCTGATGGAATCGAACCACTTGCCGCCACCCCACTTAACAATGGCCACCGGGTTACAGCCGGCGATGGGGAACAAGCTCCAAATCTTTCACACACTCTTTAGAATGTGTCGTATAAAACAAGCTAGTTCATCCCGTCAAGGGGGAAACGTTATACGATTCCTAACTTGCTTTATACGCTGAGTTTTTACGCATCTGTGTTATCGCCACAGACTTATCATCCCTCAGGCCGCCCTCATTAATAGCTCCATGTTTTAAGTGCAGAGCAGGGTCGCGTTCCCTATACACACTTTGATAAACAAAAACCCCAGGGTTTTTAATCCTGGGGTCCTTTTGGGTAAAATTGTGTAGTGTTTAGTTACACGATCCTCCAATGGACCCCGGGCTAATATAACCCTCTGGTGTGCGATCTAGTGACAGACTATTAATCGCTAACCAAGAGGTGGGCATAAAGCCTGCCTGTTTGGCTGAACAATTAAATTGTCTATGTATAGATTGCATGTTCATTTTTGTTTCTCTGTTAACCTTTGAAAATATGCTAGCGGAATTGCTAACATGTCTCTATTGTATTACCTTTGTTTCTCGTTGTCAACACCTTTTTGAACTATTTTGGCAAAGTTGTTTTTTTACAACACTTGCTAGTCCTGCTAGGCATTTCTAACTTGTCTCTATTGTAACACTACTTAGCTTCTGTGTCAACTACTCTTTTTAAATTTGAGTAGAAGACTACATCAGCACAGTCGTTACTATACTAGTTTTATTTAGCCGAGTCAAGAAAAAGTGGTGTATAATGTGGCATTTTTACAACGTTTGGTTGTCGCCGGGCTCTATACGAAAATTATCCTCTTCACTGTCTGGTGTACTAACTTCAATTATAACGCCTTCTTCTAGACATATCAACTGATGAGGTTCGAGAGGATAGTTTCGCCATGTGTCGCCTTCGGACAATATTTTAGTATGCCGACTAGCATCTTTAGTGTTGATGTAGTGTAACTCAAACTTTCCTTGTATAACAAACCATGTTTCGTCTTTTTCATCATGGAAGTGCATACTGAACTTCTTACCTGTTTTAAAATGCATGAGTTTGCCACAATACAAGTCATTTGTAGCAAAGATATACTCATGCCCCCAACCTTTCTTAACTAGTCCGCTCTTTCTCATTTGATTTCCTCTAACGTTGGAGCATAAGTTCCAAAGTGTTTTACAGTAATACTAGCGGCTTTGTTTGCAAAATCTACTGATAGTCTAATATCTTTTGTTTCTAAAAACTTATATGCTAGTGCGGCTATAAATGTATCGCCTGCTCCAGTTATGTCAACTACTTCAACTTTTGGAGGTTCTATTTTAATCTCGTGATGGACAACTTCTGTAGCCTTTGGTCCTTTTGTAACTATTAGTCCAGTACATTCGCTTGTAATTCTACTGTACTCTGTTTCGTTAACTTTAACCCAAGCACCCTGCATTCTTTCTAAGTCTGTTTTCTTAGTGTCAATAAAGAACGGTATTCTATTATTTTCTATTAGACCTTCGATGAGGTCATACGATACAACACCCTTGTTATAGTCACTTATAACTACAGCATCGTAACCATCTGCGCTAGTAAATGCTACGGGTATAGATATTGTGTCTTCATCAATTCTTAGGATTTGTTGTTTTGTGCGGCTGTCAATTAACCTTGTTTTTTTACTTGGGATTCCGCATACGATATCAACCGTACACCCTAATGCTATTAGATTAGCATATACGTTACCGGCCATACCTTCTCGTTCTTCTTTGTGTGTTGGCACAAAGATTGGCACTGGCGCTTCTGGGCTTAACCGGTCAATGTTTCCGTATTGGTAAACATCTGTACACTTATCCCCGATTAATAATATCTTGAATTGTTTTTGTTGTCGAGTGTTCTGTTCTATCATAATAAACAACTTTTTGGCAGTACGTTTCTCCTATTACGCTTTTTCCTCGATAGTCACTGCCTTTTACCATAATGTTACATTCTTTTACGATAGCAATCAACTCTTCTGGCGTTTCAAATATTCTTACTTCGTCTACGGCTTTTAAATTTTCCAGCAACAGTTTTCGATCATATTGATTATTAATTGGACGATTCGAACCTTTTAACTGTTGAACACGGTTGTCTGTATCAATTGCTACAATAAGAAAATCCCCGAGCGATTTGGCGTAATTAAGCATTGCCAAATGCCCGGGGTGGATAATATCAAATGTTCCGTTGACGATAACTTTTACCATCAAATATTTATACTAGGTTTTGAAGTCACGATTATAAATATGAGTATGAAGCACAAACATCATATCATTCCAAAACACATGGGCGGTAGCGATGATCCGTCTAACTTAATAGAACTAACTGTTGAAGAACATGCAGAAGCACATCGCCTTCTGTACGAGCAACATGGGCACTGGGAAGATTATTGTGCTTGGCAGGCTCTGTCTGGGCGCATTGGGCAAGAAGAAATTCTTCGTATGAAACAAGGAATGGCTAACAAGGGGAGAAAACGAACTCCTGAGCAACTTGAAAGAATACGAGAAGCGGCTAGAAAAAGAGTAGAGCGTCAGCGTCTAGATGGAACTATTGAACGTGCCGCTATTAAGCAAAGTGCGGCACTACAAGGACGTAAAAAGTCAAAAGAGCATTTAGAAAATTGGTCTGCTAGTCGTAAAGGACATGTTGTTAGCGACGAAACTAAAGAAAAGATTAAACAGTCGCTAGCAGAAACTAGGGCCAAGAAAAAGGCCCTGCTTTCGCAGAGCCGTTCTTCAAACTAACGATTCATGACATAAAGTGTCACTTCGAAGCCAAAACGCATTTCAGTTGCTTCTGGTTTAGTCCACATACTGCTTCTCCTTGTTATCTAATTAATGAAACATACTCGAGTAGTACAAGTATGTATCATTATTATATGACTAGATTGTCTAGAAAAACATACTGATAATCATTAAAAGGACCTAATTAGTTTGCTACAACTCTGCTAACACTAGTCATTACTGCGGCAATACGACCAATATCACGAAGTTGTTCTACTGTGTAGCCTTCCTTCTTGAGTGTTTCGTAGTGTGCCTTGACACAGAAATGACATTTACCAACAATACTAGCGGCAAGACTATATGCTTCGAATCGAGCCTTAGTAGTTCCGCCATGACTTGCAATAGCGTTCATGCGTAACTGTGCTGGTAAGCCTTTTAGCTGTTCGTCGTCTGCCATTTCAACGTAAGGATACCAAACGTTGTTCTGTGCCATAATACTTGCGGCAGTAAGTGCCGCATCTGCTTCTTTTCGATCTGCTAACTGACTATGGATCCAAGTCCATAGTTTACTGTTGCCAGTAGCAAAGGCGGCTGCTAATGCAACTGCTTCAGCTTCTTCAACAGGAAGTGTTGAACGCTTAACTACAGCGTCAATGTTGAGTTTAGTATCCTTAGCATAGTCTGGAATACTTTGCTCTTTAAGTGCATCTACCCATGCTGTCATTTTTATCCCCAAAAGATTTTATAAAGAATAACACACTGAAGTGTAATGATAATGACCGGTGCTAACGTTCGTAGCAACTCTAAACGATAATGATATTGTCTAATTTTTCGTTCAATGTCTTTACCGGTCATACGTTTTTCCTAATTAAAGTGTTTCGCCGCCAACTGCACGGTTACATGCACATAGCTCGCCAGTTTGTAACGCATCTAATACACGAAGTGTTTCTTCTGGGCTACGACCAACGTTTAAGTTGTTGACAGTGACGTGCTGGATAACGTTATCTGGATCAACAATAAATGTTGCGCGAAGTGCGGCACCTGCTGGAGCATAGAACACGCCCAACTGATTGATTAGACTTAGTTCACCACGCTGTGTGTCAGCAAACTGAGTGTGTGTAATCTTTGCTAGGTCTGGGTGCGCCTTTTGCCATGCTAGTTTACAGAACTCATTGTCTGTTGAACCAGTTAGCAATACTGCGTCACGATCCTTGAAGTCGCTTGTGAGCTTGTCATAAGCAACAATTTCAGTAGGACATACAAATGTAAAGTCCTTTGGATAGTAAACAATTACTTTCCACTTACCTGCAAATGACTCATCAGTAATGTCAAAGAATTGATCACTACCTGGGTTAACGCCTGTTACGGCAAACTTTTCAATTTTATCACCAACTGTTTTCATGTGTTTCTCCTTTGTGTGTGAAAACTTTAAAAGAACATTACGTTCTATGCGTGTATTATATAATTTAATTATCCTATTAGTCAAGCAAAAATAATAGATTTTTCCTAATATTTTTTAATAAGCGTAATAGGTTTTTTCAATAACACCCGATGAAAGAAAAAGGGCCCAAAGGGCCCTTTGGCAGTCTAATTTAAAAATTAGAATCTGTATTTGGCGCTAACTGAAACACGGTTACCGTCAAATTGGCTTACACGATCTTGACCTTTTTGGTAAGCATAGTCTAGACCAACTGTTACCTTCTGTGCTACTGGAACACTGAAGCCAACACCGACTGTACCTGCTGAACCACTGTCAACACCAGGGGTTTGATTATCTAGATAAGCATAACCAATCTTTGGAGTGATCGTAACTGGACCAACCTTAGCAACGTCATAGCCACCAACTAGGCTCCAACGGTTTTGATTACCTTGTGAACCTACAGTTGAACGCTCGAAACCAGCAGTAGCGTTTAGCTTGCCATAACTCTGACCAAGTGTAACACCTGCATAGTTACGTGTATCTCCTGTGGTATCGCCACGTGTTGCGACAACGCCTAATTCAACAGCTGAAGCTGAAACTGCGGCCAAAGCCAAGATTGATGCGATTGCAAATTTTCTCATTTTTAAATTTCCTTATGTATTCACTGTGTGTCAAAACGTTATGTGTATCTTCCGATAAACAACACAGCTTAGGCAATTATATATTCGTGTAAACCATGAGAGCAAATTTTTCTTTGCCAAAAAAAAAAATAGGACCCGAAGGTCCTATTGCTATTTTGGGTAACAAGGTATAACTACCCCGGTTCCGCAGTTTCTTAGGCTGCTAGAGCAAACTCGCTGTCATTGACAGCAACGTCTACTTCGAAGAACTTAAATGCTGTGTTTGCATTTATGGATTTTGCTTGATTTACGGTCATCGCCTACCGTGTTGCCGTCTCTACTATCTACCCCTGTCGAAACCAAATGCAGGCCCGTCAAAAAAGGACTAACGCAAACATTACAAGAACTAATCCTACACCTAGGATCCATTTAAGTAGTTCTTCGTTCATATGCTACTCCTCTTTTGGTGGACCTGGGCGGATTCGAACCGCCGTCCAGAAGTCCTTCGCTTTGAAGGGATTACAACAATTCTTTACTTCTTACGGGCCGCACGTTTAGCCATCTGTTTTACAGTTTTTGGCTTTGGTGGTTTTTTGCCCTTAAGAATTTGACTTACACGTCTTGGACTTGGCATAATTATTTCCTCTTTTTAAGGATTCTACGAGCTGTAGCTTTAATAGAACGTGGGTGATGTGCTTTCCATTTAGCCATTATTTTCTCCTGCGCATAGCACGGCGTGCCGCCGCTTTTGGACTGTTTTTCTTTGCTCTGTAAGCCATAATTTGCCCTTTCAGTTTGTATAGTGTATTTAAACATATTTTGGTCAAATAGTCAAATATTTCGGCTAAAACTAAATACTTTTACAACCGGGAGCGAATCAAATGGATTTTTTTAAATTAGTAGCAGAAGTAGGTTTTCCAATTGCGGCCGCAGTAGCCGCTGGTTATTTTGTCTTTTTAACCCTAAAGTTTATTCTAGCAGGGGTAACTAGTAGCGTCAAAGGAATGGCTGGTATTATTACAGCACTTGACAATCGTGTAAAAACAATGAATCACGATGTTATTCGTATTGATACAGTTGTATCAAACGCACTTGGTCTAAAGCCCGATACAGATCGTATTGCAAGGGCAGACGGAAAAAATGATGCAAGAAGAGACTAAACGTTACCTAGCACAGCTGGTAATTGATCTGCATTATCAAGCAAAAGTTTCCAACAATATCGAACTAAGAAAAATAGCAGATGATATTAGCGATATTTTGAAAAAAGAAAGAGAAGAATGTTATACGTAGACTACAACTGGGACTGCTCACCTAATGGTATAATCTTAGACGAAGAATTTAATTCAGATAAGTTAGGCTGGAAAGGTGGTGATTATTTTAAACTAGTAAATGTTAATGGTAGGCAGATGCTAGTTAAAGTAGACCCAATAGAAGTATTTGCAAAAGGATACGCTGTAAATGAAAAATAAGTACCAAGACTGGTTTGATAGTTTGCCCGAAAGTACAAAGCGATACTTAGAGGCGCAACCAGTTTGGCACGACCGAGACTTGTTTAAAGCCGCACTTACAGGGTTTGTTATAGGGCTAGTTCTCGGGTTACTAATATAAGGAGCGAAACATGGATTTAGTAGCGATGATTAATAAGTACGGATTCCCTATTGTTGCCGCGGGCGGCATGGGGTATTTCGTATTTTATGTATGGAAGTGGGCAACAACAGAAATTAAACCAGTGTTAAGTGATGCAAACACTGTGCTAGTTGCTCTTATTGATCGTATTCGTATGTTAGATAACGATCTAATTAGATTAAATCAAAAGGTAAATGTTGTACTACATTTACGCGGTAAGATTATCGAAGGAGAACGTGTTGTTGAGCAACAAAAGACAGAACGTGAAGCTGATGAAAAATTTCGAGAGGCACTAGCACACGATAAACCAAAAAAATAAAATCGCCTTAGGACCGTGGTAGTTAAGTGCCACACAGGCGTCGGGAGGCTACTGCCCTGAAACAGCGATTCGCTACCGTATGTTTCTAAAGTGTAGCATTTTTTACGGCTAAATATTATATTCACACACAGACCTTTTTTGGAGAATATAATGTTTGAAGTCATCTATACGCTGGTGGTAACACATATCACCATTCTATGCGTAACACTCTACTTGCACCGTTCGCAAGCACATAGAGCAGTACAGTTTCACCCAGTAGTTGCACATTTTATGAGATTTTGGTTATGGCTTACGACTGGCATGAACACCCGTGAGTGGGTAGCTGTACACCGTAAGCATCACCAAGCTAGCGATACTCCAGCTGATCCACATAGTCCACAGATATATGGAATATGGCGTGTTTTATTTGGAGGTGCGTTTTTGTATGTTAAAGCCAAGAAAAACAAATCCTTAGTAACTGATCTAGGACACGGAACACCTAACGATTGGATGGAAGAAAAAGTTTATACTCCCCACCCCTTAGCTGGAATTCTTTTAATGTTGATCATAGATCTATTGTTCTTTGGTCCAGTTGGGTTAGTAGTGTGGGGAGTTCAAATGCTATGGATACCGTTCTGGGCGGCAGGAGTTATTAACGGTCTTGCTCATTGGTGGGGATATCGTAACACTGACACTAAGGATACTAGTCGTAATTTAGTACCTTGGGCATTCTGGATTGGAGGTGAAGAACTACATAACAACCATCATGCAGACGGTGCTAGTCCCAAGTTCAGTCAACGCCGTTGGGAGTTTGACGAAGGTTGGTTCTGGATTAAATTGCTAAGTCGTTTAAGGCTTGCAAAGATTAGAAACACGCCAACCGTTTAAGGTTGATCCTACCCAATCTTTCCATTCATCTTGTTTGCCTATAATGTAGTAAGGCATAAACCACGCTTGGAGCCAGAACCAGGCGTACATATCTAAAATTTGATCAGCAGGATTATTTCTCATGTGCTACGAACTCTCCATTCCAGTTATCTGGTAAGTCTTGTTGTTTCATAAAGTCACAACGTTCAATCCAGATCTTGTAGTACTTGTCCATCTGTCCGCCAAATGTACCTTTAAGTTTCTTACACATTTCTGCGGCTTCGTCAAACTTCTTAGATTTATACAAGTCTTGCATTTCATTATATTTGATCAAATCTTTACTCCAGTCTGCTCCGTTGGGACGTAGTGCTGTATAGATTAAGTCTGCTACCGACTTGCCTTTAGGTTGTAGATTGTCAATACACAAGTAGAAGAAGTCGTCTTTAGTTCTGTTGTAAGTTTCAGCACCAATAATACATAACACACCGTATGCTTTACAACGTGCTTCTAAACGTGCGGCTGTCGAAACCATGTCGCCTAGGATGTCGTAACTGTGTCTATCAGTTGAACCCATCTCACCAATAAAGCCAATGCCTGTGTTACAACCCCAACCCATTGCGGCTGGTGGTAAACCTTGTGCTTCCATTTCTTTTGTGTAAGCGTCAACGGCATCTAACATTTCAAGACCAACTTTAACGATTGTATGTGCGTGGTTAGGATCATCTATAGGAGCACCGTGTATGTGCATACTAGCATCGCCTACATACTTAATAACCATACCTTTGTTGTCCATGATAGGTTTTGAAATAGCATCCATATAACCATTCATGTACTTTGCTAATCCACCTACGTCATCACCGTAGTGTTCGCCAATAGGAGTAAAACCGCGCAAGTCACTAAACATAACACTTACGTCTTTCCTTACACCACGCTTAATTAATTCTGGATCTTTCTGTAGCATCTCTACTACTTCCGGTGAGCAATATCCTGCAAACTGTTTCTTAATTGCCTGCTTCTGTAAGAACTCGCTTACAAACTTGACACCATAGGCATGCAAAGCGACCACAAGTAAGCCAACTCCAAGGGCAGTAGCGTCAAATAGCCATAGAAAATTATTGAACATATACCAAGTGCCGACAGCACTGCCGCCAATAAGTATGATCGTTGTTGCCAAACCCGCATATACATACCTCGTTAAAAATATTAATAGAACACCTGCTATTGCTAGTGTTAGTATTTCTACACCATCAGCATAGTCAGGACGTTCAATAACTACACCATTAAACATCGTGCCTAGTACTGCGGCCTGGACTGCCTGGGGCCATACACTGCCCATTGCTGTAGGCACAGGGTTACCCAATCCTGCAGCCGCTACACCTACGATAACTACAGCACCGCCAAAGTCTTTAGGTAAGTCTGTCATTGGTACTTCTTTTGATTTCTGACTCCAATCAATCCATACTCGACCTAATTGGTCAGTACTAATAGGACCAAACGCTGGAATACGCATCTTTTCTACACCGCCTTCAAACAGTTTAATCTGTGTAGTTGAATCGCCTGCGGCAGCTCGTAGTGCTTCCATTGCTAGGTTAGGATAAACAACACCGTTTACAGCAATGACTAAAGGCATACGACGAACAACACCATCCACTTCTGGGAATGTATTAACGAATCCTGTGCCTGCGGCACGTTGTTCTAAAATAGTTTGATTAGCAATTAGGCCGCCCCCTTGCACAATATATCCTGCATGTTCGTCGCCTATAGTTGCTGTGCTCGGTTGGCGTGGTTTGTTACGACTGGCATCGTGTACAATGTTTGGAAGTATAACAGGAAACTCATTTAGTGTTGCGGCTAATGCGCCATCACCGCCTATGCGATCTTTCTCAGTCATTAACACATTGAATACAACTAAGCCGGCACCACGTTTGTATAAATCTTCAATAAGGTTAGCATAGACTCGTCGATCAAAAGGCCATTGACCGTGCTTATCTAATGCATTTTCATCAATATTAACAGTAACAATATTATTTTCTGTAGGTGCTTTGTTTGTAATTAATGTATCAAAATAGCGTAGTCTTACGCTTTCTACAAACGTAGGATCTGCTACACGAATACCTACTAGTAAAACCAATGTAATTAGTGCTGTCCAAGGACTTGTTAGAATCTTTTTCATCATCATATATTTAACTAAATACTCAACGGGGAGTAACCAGCCTAAATAGGCTTTATGTATCGTCAACACGGCTTAGCCCGGTACATAAACAAAGAGGTGAGACCATAACTTTTTAAAGGAAAATTATGGAACTCTTTACGATCCAAGCCCTATGGGCATTTTTAGCTATCATACTAATAGACATTGTATTAGCCGGAGATAACGCTCTTGTTATCGGAATGGCAGCTAATCGACTTCCACCAGAACTACGTAAGAAAGCAATATTTTGGGGCACCTTTGGTGCTATTGCTATTCGCTTTATAAGTGTTGCCGCACTAACCTACCTACTAATGGTACCAGGACTACGTGCTATAGGCGCCGCCGCACTACTATGGATTGGTTGGAAACTAGCTTTTGATAGTGGAGAACATGAAGTTAAAGCGTCAGACACATTCTGGGGTGCTATCTGGACTATCTGTGTAGCAGATGCTGTTATGGGTATAGACAATGCACTAGGTATTGCCGCGGCCGCACAAGGTAACTGGGTATTAATTATTGCAGGTCTATTAGTTAGTGTACCAATCATCCTGTTTGGTGCAGGCCTTGTTACAAAGATATTAAATCGTTGGCCGGATTCTATCTTTGTAGGATCTTTTGTACTATTTGCAGTTGCTTTCTTAATGCTAATGAAAGAGCCATTACTAGCAAACTGGTGGGCAGGATTACAACCTTGGGTGGCAAAAGTTTTACCTTGGTTAGCCGCACTAGTTATAACGTTTGTTCAATATAACAAAGCTCGACTACATTTACATAAACGATATTTGTTTAAGTCATAAAAAAAGCCCCGGAAGGGGCTTTTTTGTGAGTGTGTAATTTAGAAGCCTTTAGTTAAACTAACACCGACTGAACTAATGTTAGCGTTATCGCCTCTTGCTTGCCATCCTACATTAACTCCAACTTTAGTTGTCTTGTCAATGCTATAAGCAAGTCCAGCACCTACACTAGGATTTGTATTTCCATTAGTTGGTAGTGAACTGCTAAATGTTGACATGCCACCGATTTCACTTGTGCCTGTAAATGTTGCTGACTGTCCTGACAAGTTCTGTGTAATGCCTAAGCTAACATTTCCTGATAGTTTTTCTGTAAGTTGTTTTGCTACGCTAACTCCTGCAATCGCACTAGTTTGATTTCTCTTAGTGCTGTTTACAGTTAACGGAAATACTGGGCCTTGTTCTGTAAATCCACCGTAGTTAGATTCAATGTAACGAATACCTGCATATGGTGTTACAGTTACAGTTTCATCAACTGGAATAGCATAGCTAGCCTTAACTTGATAAGCCTTGTTATCTACACTCATCTTGCCTACACCGGTCTCTGGACCTTGACGTGTCATAGTCATAGTGCCTTGATTAAACGCCGCACTACCTTGTACACTTAATTGGTCTTTAGTCCATGTAGCAAATAGACCGTATGCTGGATCGCTAGTTTGACTTACGTTTCCAATAGTTGGATTGTTAAATGGTAAGTTAGTTGTAACACCTACTCTCCAATTGTCGTTAACTTTCTTAGCAACTGTTAAACCACCGTTGTATAAGTCGCCAGTACCAGCTTTACTCATTCCAGCATTAACGCTTACACAAGCACCAGCTTCACCAAATACTGAACAGTCATTGCCTAGCGCATTAGTTACAGGATTAGATTGTAAGTTAATAGCGTTTGACAAGTTTTTAGCAGTAGCATCAATACTAGATTGTGTAGCACCTGCTGGAGGAGTTACGTATAACTTAACGTCGTTGCCGGAATATTTTAGATAATCGTTTGCACCTGCAGATGTAAATGAATCATATGTTCCAGTTACTGATCCTGCATTTAATAATGGATACTTGCCGTAGGCTGTAGGACTATTATTAATAGTTAATCCACCACCTAGCGAGGCAGCGCCTGTTACAACAAACGGTTGATCCATGAACATAACTGTGATGCCCGGGCTAGTCTGTGTATAACCACCTAGTGTACCACCATTGTAATTAAATGTTCCGCTATTTGTTACAACACCAGTGTTACCTGTGTTAGTAAATGTACCTGTGTTAGCAATATTCCCTACATTACCACTGTTAGTGTATCCGCCGTGGTTAGTACCATTGGCCATTGTACCGCTGTTGGTAATAGTGCTGTTTAGTTCGTTTATCCAATTGCCTGTAGTACCTGCATTATTGAATGTGCCTTCATTTAACACTTCACCGGTAGTGCCATTGTTAGTAAATGTACCTTGATTAGAATAAACAACTCCAACAGTTCCATTGTTAGTAAATGAGCCAGTGTTCATCACTTCGCCGGTTGTGCCAGCATTAATAAATGTACCAGTGTTGTTTACACCTAAAGTATTACCGTTGTTAGTAAATGTACCGCTGTTACTCACAGCCTGAGTGTTACCATTATTAACGGCTGTGCCACTATTAGTAAAGAACCCAACTACAGCATTTAGGGCATTAGTGAACCAACCGCTATTTGTTACTGCGCCAGTTGTGTCACTATTGTTAAATGTACCTTGGTTGTCTACTGTTCCTACAGTACTACTGTTTGTAAATGTAGCATCAGCAAGGTTTGTGCCATTGCCCATTGTGCCAGTATTAGTTATTGTACCGCCGTTAGTCCAATTACCTGTAGTACCGTTATTAATTAGTGTACCACCGTTGGTAAAAGACATTCCAATAGTACCATTGTTAGTAATAGTACCACCAGCATAGTTGTTTAATGTACCGCTAGTTAGGTTAGCATTATTAACGGCTGTGCCATAGTTGTTAAATGTACCAAATGATCCGCTAGAATTATTTGTAAATATTCCGCCGGCGTTGTTTGTTACAGTTCCGGTTAAAGCACCGTTGTTAACAAATGTTCCATTATTGCCAATGGTTCCAGCAATACTTCCGTTATTTGTAATATTGCCACCTTCAAAGTTAGCAATAGTTCCATCAGTTAAGTTACCATTGTTAATAGCAGTTCCGTAATTACCAAATACCCCAAAGGTTCCATTTGCGTCATTTGTAAATGTACCTGTAGATAAATTTACAACCGTGCCTGGCAAGTAACCATTGTTGTTAAATGTACCAGAATTTACAATATCGCCGGTTGTTCCGTTATTAGTAAATGTACCTGTTTCACCGTTAAGTACAGCACCAACAGTTCCGTTATTTGTAACAGTTCCGCTATTGCCAACGGCTCCGGCAGTTCCGTTATTGTTGAATGTTCCAAAGTTCCATGTTTCACCAACTAATGTACCAATGTTGTTTAATGTTGCTTGATTTCCAACTAGAGTCACACCAGTGTAGGTATTGTTGCCTGATAATGTCTGTGTACCGTTCTCAATAGCAACACCGCCTGTTCCAGAAATAGTTCCGCTGTAAATGTTATTATTTCCGTTAGTAATTGACAGATAGTTGTCACCTAATAAAACACTGCCATTGCCAGATATAGAATTTACAGTTGAATAATAGAAGGTCATGTCTCCTACAGTTTCACTATTCTGTGTATTGGCAGAAATATCAAGAGTACCGTTATTAACTAAATTACCAACAGTTCCGCCGTTGTAGTTAAGTGTTCCGTTATTAGTAACATCCGCTAATGTTCCACTATTGTTTAGTGTACCGTTGTTAGTGTATAGACCTTGTACAACACCAGTAGCATTGTTGTTAAATGTGCTGTTAGTTGTAACTGTGCCAGACACTGTACCATCATTGTGGAATGTACCGTGTGCTTCTGTGTTGTTAATAGCGCCAATAGTTCCGCTGTTAATTACAGTTCCGCCGTTGTATGTAACGGTATTGATTGTGCCATTATTAACTACCCAAAAGTTATTGTAGCCTAGTTCGTTGATTGTACCACCGGCATTGTTGTTTAATACACCTGCGTTATTAAATGTAGCAACATCGCCTGTGTTAGTAAATGTGCCAAAGTTAGTAACATTGCCTGTAGTACCGCTGTTGGCAAATGAACTCCAGTTAGTAACATTACCTACTGTGCCGCTGTTTACTAAAGAAGCAGTATTTCCGTCACCGTTGAATCCGTTGGTAACATTGCCTGTTGTACCAGAGTTTGTAAATGAACCCAAGTTAGTCACTGTGCCAGCAATAGTACCTGTGTTAGTTAGACTAGCACCGCTGTTGATTGTAGTTGTACCTGTATAGGTATTAACTGCGGAGAATGTTACGCCACCTCCTGTTCCACTGTTGGAAATAGTAACACCACCTGTTCCTGAAATAACTCCGCTAAAGTCAACTGTATTACCATTTTGATCTACAGTCATTCCGTTAGCATCTGCGACAAATGTATTTGTTAGTGTAACACCACTAGTAGCCATTTGAATAATACCACCGTTGACTGTAACGTTGGTTGCTAGGTTACTGGTGTCAACTGTTGTGCCAGAATTAACTGTTGAAACAGTTGTGGGTGTTGTTGGAGTTGTTGGCGTAGACGGTGCTGAAGGTGCTGTTGAGTTGTTAGGAGCAACTGCGCCAAATGGCTGTCCGTTTAGTGTTGTAGTACCTTGTACTTCGTCAATGTATAACACAGGACTTAGTGCTTGGTCACCTAGGTTGAACACACCAAAGCCTAATGTATATGTGCCGTCTACCGAAACTTGGAATGTAGCAACCTGCCAACCTGTAGCACCATAACTACCAGTTGAGTAGTCACCTGTACCAGGGTTAGTAAATCCTAGTAAGGCATATTGTTGTTGATAGTTATTAACTGTAGCAACGTTTGTGCCGTTCTGTGTTAGTGTAGCAATACTCCCATCGTTAAACGGAACATAGTCTACTGAAATGTATTGCCAAGCCAGAGTAAATGTCTGTCCTGCTGTAAGTGTAACTTCTTTAGTTACCCAACCTGCTGTAGTAGGATTAGGATTACCACCACCTGTTTGAGCCTGTTGTTGTAATAATGTTGTAATTGCCGTTGAACTAGAACTTGTTAGTCCTAGTGCTGATGTCATTTGATTAAATGTACCACTTTGAATCTGTAACTGTCCCATGTAATTGCCATAAGGACTAATTACCCATGTGTTTTGACCTGCTTGTGTTGTTGTACTGCCCACTGCTGATAGAGTAGTACTGGTCCAGCCAGTAGTAGTTCCATCTTCAAAGCCCAAGTTTTGTGCGTATGATGACGCAGAAAACACAGCCGCAACTGCGGCCGCAATTATAGTTTTTTTCATACCGATTCGCTCCCGGTTATCATTTATTTAAAGAAAGTTTGTTCTAGATTAAACTTGTAGTTTACTGCTGGTTTATAGTTACTACAGAGGTACTGCCTTTATTGACGTTTTGAATAATCTGCTGTCCTCCTTGATTAAGATTAAGTGTAGCATTACGATCTGTGCTAAAAGTAACTGTAGCATTATGACTACCTGCTTTGTATAATGTTACTTGTGTTTGATCTTCATTGAAGTAATGAAGTAGGCCCATAGCCTTGTTTGCAGAGTAGTTTGGTAGTATAGGATTGTCTAGGTCATTACCTAGCATAGCGGCGTTCTGTCTGTCTAGTTCGTTTTGAGCGTAAAAGTCTAACAAGTCTGCATTAAGATCGTTACGATCTAATGCGTTTTGTTTGTCTAAATCACTTTTATCTAATGCTGTAAATTTTAGTAAGTCAACATCTAACTCGTTTTTATCTAAAATAGATTTTTCTTTCTTAACTCCAGCAGTAGTTTCGTCTTTGATTTCTGGTGGTTTACTAATAATCAATAGGTTATTAATATTAGCTTGATCAATTTTTACCACTGTTGGCTCACTAGGTGGAGCATACGCACTGTTGACTAAAGTAGCTTGGTAAGGAACATCAAGCAACACTACACCTGCATAAGTGCTAACTTCAATAGCACCAGTAACACAACCTTTATCGTCGCAACTAGGAAGAAGCATTACTAAACTTCTCCCTAGTTCATCTACGGTCATTGAAAAATCTGTACCTCGAACGGCAATACTAGCTGTTGGTGTCTTGATCGCTACCTGCTGGGGATTGTTTTTAGCAATCTGCCCACTAGCATAACGAGCTGTTCCCAGCGCCATCTTCATTCCTAGTTTGCCTGCGCCTTTTTTTGGATCATAAACAAAGTCATCTATGATAATTTTACTGTGCTCTGTGAGTTTAACTGTGGTCTTATCGTCAAAAGTAAGTTGTGCTTTAGCCCTAGCCGTACTAACAGTGTCATTCATTTTGACTTCTGCGTTCAGTCTAGACTCAATACTCTTCTTATCACGTATGATTTCAGTTGGGCCAGTTTGTTCAGTTACTTTACCTACGGCCCAACTATTAATCGGACTGATTGACAGAAATAGTATTATTGCTGCCGGTATGAGTAATTGTTGCACTCTTAGCCAAGCCTCCGCTCTGTACTAACGATACGTTGTTTGTACCGCCATCAACTGTAATGTTACCAGTGTGTGCGCCAGCACCAGAAGTTGTGTGGCTTACAACGTTAGAATTGCCTGTTATGTTAATAATACTAGACAATCCATTACCTGAAATATTTTGTGTAGTAGTGTTTCCGTTACCATTAATATTAGAGGTAATTGTTGTAGCCGCACAGTTAGCTGAAGTAGCATTACTACAGTTAATAGTCTGTAAGTTAGAACTACCGTCTGCTGTTGCTGTTACTGTTACACCTGTTCCAACTCCACCTACGTTACTAGTACCAACACTTAAACGTAATGTGTTGCTAGCACCAATCTGATTAACAGTTACTATGTTGCCGTCGCCGCCAATAAATGCAGGGCTGTTGATGTCAACACCCTCAACTTTGTTGCCAGCACCAGTTTGGTTGATAGTTACGGTAGTATTATCGCCAATTTGTTCCATGTAAACGTCGTTGGCGTGTACTCCACTTCCCCAAAACATAGCACTTGCTACAAATGCCATTAGTTTTATATCTTTTTTAAACATCTTAATCGCTCCTTGGTACTTTTATTATTATTGTTGTACCTTAATAAATTTACTCGCTACCCATCCTTCTTTGTTTTCAAATCTAACAAGGTAAAAATCTTTATCTTGTTTTACAACTTCTACTACTGTGCCTGGCCTCAAATTTACAATCTTTTCACTATGAAAGTCTACTCCTGCTCTCATATTACACCAATCTAAGATTCGTCCTTGTGTTTGTTTTTTAGGTATTGGTGTATCATTTTTGTTTGCTCCATCAGCTTTTCCGACATCGGGCTTTGATGTTGCGGTTGAGGCTTCGGGGGCTGTTTTTGGTGCGGGGTTCTCTTGTACCAACTCATTTTTTATTACCTCCGTTTGTTTAACAGGCTCTATCTTAGGTGATAGTTCTGCTCCCTGTTTTTTAAATCTCCAAAGGCCTCGCTTTTGGCCTTCTTGAATCATCTCGTAAACGGCCTGTTCAATAGCTACTCGAACAGCATAGGTTGTTGGCTCATTGAGTGCCGAACCGTTTTCTAACTCTAGTGCTTTAGTTCCTGCATCAACAAAACGTAGAACACCTACGTTGTGTTGTGTGCTGTAGATTGTTTTGCTAACTGCTGTATTGAGTAAAACTTCACCACTGTTAACGCTAACTAGTCTCATGCTAATTACAATCTCATCCACGCGATACTGCTGACTTCCGCCAATACCTAAGAAACGAGCACCGTTACCTCCTGAGCGTATGTTTGAATCGTAACCAATAATACCGCCTTCAATCATAACGCCTGCTACAGTCATTGGTTTAAGGGGTTTAGCGTCTTTGCCCTCATAAACTTCCCGTTGGTTGCGAATCAATTGGCGTTCTTTTACAAGATTATCAAGGCCAACACGTTCTACCACCCTAAACCAATTCTTTGCATCCTGAAGTGATTTAATAAGGAATACTTCAGAACCCTGTGTTACTGCTTTTGAGAACACAGCTAATCTGTCGTTAGGTTTCATTTGGCCTGTTTTATCTGTAAACCCGTAAACTGCTATAGTTATAGGAGGCCCATCTAAATCAGGTAATGAATCTAATAAATTCTTACGAGGCTGTAATGCCACAGGATCTTCTTGAGCAAGATCCATATGAATGTTAGCACAGCCAGTTAGAGCTGTTGCTATGGCTAATGATATAAGTAACTTTTTCATTAGAATGCAAAGCTCGCTATTGGAACAACAATCTCTGTTCGACTGCCGTTAGGTTCTATAATTGTCAAAGTAACATCAGTACCAGTTTTTACCCAACTGATATTAGTACCTTGAAAGTTCATATTGCCACTGCTTCCACTGCCTTCTGCAAACATACTATCTGCTAATTGCTTAGATAGTTGTGCGTAGATACGTGCTTCTACGTTGACAAGAAATTTGGCTAAGTTTGTGTTTTTCTTATCAGACTCTGCTTTGGCTATTGCTGCCTGCTCTTGAGCCTTAATGTCTTTCTTTTTGTTCTCTTCTAATTGATATATTGAAAGAACGTGTTGACTGAATCCATTGCCTGGTATAAAGGCTGGACTTTGAAAATTATGAACTAGCTCTGCTTGAGCTATACTACTCGCAGAGACTAGTGACAATACCACTAATACTCTTTTAAACATGATTCGCCCCCGATAATCGGTATTATTATTTACAAATACCGGGAAGCGAATTAAGTAGCAATATTATTTTGGAATGCCTGCGTTCTTCTTAACTGTGTCTAGTTCGTCTGGTTGCTGTGCAGGAGTTGGTTGAGGTTGTTGTTGAACTGGAGGTTGTACTGCTGGTTGTTGGTTAGGTTGTTGTACTGCTGGTTGTTGTACTGCTGGTTGAGCTTTGTTAGCGGCAAGCGTTGCTTCTTTAACTAAGTCAAGCAAACTATCAAGTTCAAAAATGTGTGTTAATCGACCAGTTGAGTTAACTTGTAATCTAGCATGAAATAAAGACTTACCTGTTTTCTTATCCATGATGTATAAGTATGGCCAAGTCTTCATTTCTAATCTAACATCTAAGTCAACAAACTTTGCTAGGTTGTTAATTAGTTGAGGATTTAACTTATAGTATGTTCCGTTAGCATCAAAGTTAACATATACTAATCTTTGGTCGCCGGCGATTGACTTTTTAAGGTTAGCAATAACTGTATGGATAAATGTAGCCTCGCCTTTGTCAGTTAATGTGGAGATAGCACGATCTAATGTTTTTGCGGCTTGTGTGTATAATTTTACGACTGCTTTTACACGTTTTTCAAAGTCTAAATCGTTTTTAAACTTTGCGGCGGCCATTGCTTCTCTAGCATCTTCGATACTTAAACCTAAAATATTAAAGAATTTAATGTTTCCTGCTTCGTTTAAACCACTGGCTTGATCGTACTTAGAACTACCAGCTTTAATGCTCATGCTCAAATGTCCTAATGGACGAACATTACCTTGCTGGTCAGTGTATGTTGTTTCAACGTCAGTTTTCTTACCTTCTAAACCCTTAACAGCAATATCAACAGGATCACGCTTTTGATTGTTAGCAAAGAATCTACTGTACTTTGCTAAATCAGGCTCGTTGTTTACATAGTTAATAATACTTGTTAATCTGCCTCTTGCGTCCTTATCATCTGAGTGCATTTGTACTACACGTTGGAAAGGTGCTCGAGCAAGGTTAATTTCTAAGCTAATTTTGTCTTTAACTGAACCAGTTAAGTCTGGTACATTTTTAACTAAACTTCCAGAAAGACTAATCTTTTTGCCATCAGCTACTTCTTGCGAATTTGTGCCAACTTTAGCTAAGTTAGCAATAACGTCTTCTGCTGTAATTGTGTCGCGCTTTCTTGTTGTTAATTTTGTAAAGATTGCGGCGGCCTTCATTGCTTCAACAACTTCGCCAATTCCTGATTTGATAACACCGTCAGTTTTCTGATCACCAATAACTCCGCCCTTACCGCCAAATTCGGCTGTTTTAAAGATATTAGTTAGTTTAACACCGCCAATTTCTCGTGGAATATAGTCTTTAACATCTTGGCTAGTTCCGCCGGCACTATAGTAAGATCTTAGACTCTTAAGATATTTAATCTCTGCAGGTTTGGCTTTAATTATCTCTTGTGTTCCGTCTGCCATAGTGAATGGCTGACCTTTTTCAAGCATATAGATCAAGGCATCAAGACGGGTTTCTTGATAAAAGTCTCTGGGTTTTAGAGTTGCTTCTGAAAGTACATCGTTAATTCGCATAGTACAATATTTATGCGATTTCTGGGAAGAGACATTCCTGGATGAAAACTCTTACATCTTCTTCACTAAGACCTAGACTAACCATAACACGCGGCGTATGTGGGTTTTGCTTCTGATTTTGAGCATAATAGTTCTGTTCAAATGTATTATCTGCTACTTTATTATTTGTTTCACCTACTGTTTCTAAGTAGTGTGCTAGAGTAGTTTTAGCAAGATTAGTAATTTGTTCTAATTCTTGCTCATCGCTAACATTGCCTGCGGCAACCATATGTTTAGTAAAAATACGTTGAGCCCAGTCTGGGAGTGCTCTTTCTTTGCGCCATTCTAGTTTGTTTACTTCGTTTCCAAACCACTCAATCATAGGATGGTTTTTATCAGATGTAGGACTGTAATCATGGAAACAGCCTGTGATTTTGTTTTTGCCGGCAATAACATCAAACCCGTAGATAGGAGCAGGATTATGCGTATGCGGGAAGATGCAACAGTGCATCATCCATAGCCCTTTTGTTTCACGTGCATCTACAACATCAACGTGAGCTCGGCGATAGGCATCGCTAGTCCATACACGGTTAACCCAGCCAGGCTGATTAAAACGACTCATCCCGGGTTCTTGTACTTCTACGCCAGTTTGATTAAAACCCTCTTCTAATAGATGTTGTATTTCTATTAGAGTATCCCAGACTTTACTCATAATCTTTTACAATGTCCATCATTTGGTCGAAGAACTTGGCTGCAAAATCAAAACAGATTTTTGCTTCATCTGCTAAACTATCATCAAGTTTAGATCTAATTGCTTCTTTAATTGCCTCAGGATTATCGCCAAACTGATAATACTTGCCGCTTCCTGGCACACGTTTAGCAATCATTTGTCCGCCGCTAAGATCACCCATATGGCGTACATAAATGTGTGCCAATAGCTTTTTTGGATCGTCTTTGATACTTAGGATATATTTGATGTATTCGTCAACAACCGGACACATTTTAGGCTGTTCTGGATTGTCTGCACCCCATAGCTCTATGTAATCCGAAAGTATGGCAGGTGCTCTCCTTATTTCAGGGAGTCCGCTAAAGAGGCCATGAGGCATAGCACATACCTCTAGAATTTCATACATTGGGTGTTGATTTTTTAAATAAGTTGCGTATAGTTTTGGATTTACATTTCCAGAAAACAATACCTTAACAAAAGGCCGAGTTTCGGCCCTTCGATGTTGTTCATGTGTAAGCTCTTTTAAGCTCATTCTTCCTCCAATTTAAGTTGAAGAGGAAACCCATTAGCTCTAGCCTGTGTAGTAGCTTCAACTGCTTTAGCTTCTGCAATTTCAAAACTATAGACACCTGCAACTCCTGATCCAGTTTCGTGAACTTGGATAGTTATTTCTTTTGAGCTTTCGATAGTATGTTTGAAAATGTCAATAAGAATTGAAATTACAAACTCCATAGGAGTTGTGTCGTCATTAAGTAAAATTACCTTCCAGTTCTTTGGCTCGGAAACTTTTACTTTAATCTTTTCATCAAGTTGAATGTCGGTGCTAGGCATTTTCTTCTCTTAGTTATTGGGGGAGTTTCCTCCCCCGGGTTTCAAAACTTATTTAATCTCGATTTGACGAGGCTTCAGTGCTTCTGGAATAATACGCTCAATTCGGACTTTGAGCATACCGTCCTTAATTTCTGCACCAACTACATTCATAAACTCTGCTAGAGTAAATGTTTGTTCAAAGTCACGAGCGGCAAGTCCTCTGTGTAGATATTCTTTTTGCTCTGACTCTGTTACCATATTCTTACCTGTAATAGTAAGTTGGTCTTGGTCAACTGAAACAGTGATTTCTTCTTTTAGAAAACCTGCAACTGCTACTTCAATCCCATATTCTTTTTCGTTATACTTAACGATATTGTATGGAGGATAGTTGCTATGGCGTGATTCAAAGAATCGATCGTTAAAAATACGGTCAAAGCCAACTAGTGCTCTATTTAGGTTTGCTAATGCTTGTGCATCAATAGTTCTTAATTGTGTACTCATTTTATTTCTCCTTTAATAAGCAAGAACTTTGTGGGGCCCACTTAGGCACCCCACGTTTTTATTATATTACTTCTTGTCTGTAGGGTCAACTTCTTTGAAGTCAGCGTCTACAGTTTGTTCGCCGGAAGTAGCGGCGTTTGATTTGGCTTGTTCGGCGGCTTGTTTCTTAGCCATTACCGGACCTGCCGCTTCAAAAAGTTTTGACACTGCTTCGTTAATCTTTTCTTTATCGTCGCCTTTAACAGCTTCTTCAAGATTAGATTTAGCAGTATCGTAATTTGCTTTTTCTTCATCAGTTAACTGATCTTTGAATTCTTCAAAGTCTTTGTTTACTGAATGGCTAGCGGCTTCAGCTTGGTTCTTAGCATCGATTAACTCACGTGCTTTCTTGTCAGCTTCAGCATTTTCTTCAGCTTCTTTAATCATACGCTGAATCTCAGCTTCGCTTAAACCACTGTCACTCTTAATAGTGATCTTGTTTTCTTTGCCTGTGCCTTTGTCTTTAGCACTGATATTCATGATACCGTTAGCATCAATATCGAATGTAACTTCAATTTGAGGCATACCGCGTGGAGCAGGAGCGATACCATCTAGGTTAAACTCTCCTAATGCTTTGTTGTACTTGAACAACTCACGCTCACCTTGTGCTACCTTAATAGTTACAGCAGGCTGATTGTCTTCAGCGGTACTGAATACTTGGCTAGCTTTAGTTGGGATAGTTGTATTCTTTTGAATTAGTTTAGTAAACACACCACCCATTGTTTCAATACCAAGGCTTAGAGGTGTAACGTCTAGCAATAGAACGTCAGTTTTATCTCCACTTAGAACTGCACCCTGGATAGCGGCACCTGCGGCAACAGCTTCGTCCGGGTTAACATCTTTACGTGGAGCCTTACCGAATAGTTTTTCAACTGCTTCCTGTACCTTAGGCATACGTGTTTGGCCACCGACTAGAATAACTTCGTCAATGTCGCTAGCACTTACACCTGCGTCTTTCATTGCAATCTTACATGGCTCAATTGAACGCTGGATTAGGTCTTCAACTAGTGATTCAAATTTAGCACGAGTGATTGTTACATTAAGGTGCTTAGGACCGCTTGCGTCGGCAGTGATATAAGGTAGACTTACTGTAGTTGACTGTGTGCTAGATAATTCAATTTTGGCTTTCTCAGCTGAATCCTTTAGGCGTTGTAAAGCAAGGAAGTCATTCTTTAAATCAATACCGTTTTCTTTCTTAAACTCTTCGACGATATAATCCATTAAACGCTGGTCAAAATCTTCACCGCCTAAGAATGTGTCACCGTTTGTAGAAAGAACTTCAATCTGCTTGTCTCCATCGACGTTAGCAATATCAATGATTGAAATATCGAATGTACCACCACCTAAGTCATAGACTGCAACCTTGCGGTCTTTCTTATCTGCTTTGTCTACGCCGTATGCTAGGGCGGCCGCTGTTGGCTCGTTGATAATACGTAAAACTTCTAAGCCCGCAATCTTACCTGCGTCTTTAGTTGCCTGACGCTGACTGTCGTTAAAGTAAGCAGGTACTGTAATGACTGCTTTAGTAACAGGTTGTCCAAGATAATCTTCAGCTGTTTTCTTCATCTTGCGAAGAACTTCTGCAGAAATCTGTGGAGGTGCTAACTTCTGTCCGTTAGCTTCTACCCATGCATCACCATTGTCTGCTTTGACAATATTGTAAGGCATTAGGTCAATGTCCTTTTGTACGGCTTGTTCTTCAAACTTACGTCCAATTAGACGCTTTGCCGCATAGATTGTATTTTTAGGGTTTGTTACTGCTTGTCGTTTTGCTGTAGCACCAACTAGGATTTCGTCCTGTGTGTACGCAACGATTGAGGGTGTTGTACGGGCGCCTTCTGAGTTTTCAATAACTTTAGCTACACCGTTTTCTAGAATGGCTACACAACTATTAGTGGTGCCGAGGTCAATACCGATAATTTTGCTCATCTTTTTCTCCTTATATTAAGCAAGAATAAAGTAGAACCCGAAGCGTTCTACAATTTTATTTATGCCTGTTTTTCAAAAATATTATTATATTGGGTGTTTACTCTTACAAAGGTTGTACACTTTGAAAGCTGTTTTAAACTAGGAGCGCCTACGTATGTACAAGTACTACGCAACCCTCCTAAAATATTAAGTACTGTTGGATTTACACTTCCGCGATACGGAACTTGTACAGTACGACCTTCACTGCTACGATAACTAGCAACACCTCCGTGGTGTTTGTCCATAGCTGTGTCACTGCTCATTCCGTAGAATGTAACTCGGCCGTCTTTAACTTCGCCGCCGCCTTCATCGTGTCCTGCTAGCATACCGCCTAGCATTACGAAGTCAGCACCCGCACCAAAAGCCTTACTAACATCGCCAGGGCAAGTACATCCACCATCAGCAATAATATGACCGCCAAGACCGTGAGCGGCATCGGCACACTCAATGATAGCACTAAGCTGAGGGTACCCAACACCAGTTTGTATCCTAGTAGTGCAAACGCTACCAGGCCCAATACCAACTTTAACAATATCTGCGCCACGTAAAATTAACTCCTGTGTCATGTCTGCGGTAACAACGTTACCTGCAATAATAGTCGCATGTGGATAACTTGATCTAACTTTACTAACAAAATCACCAAAGTGCTCACTGTATCCATTAGCTACATCAATACAAATAAAATGTACTTCAGGTGTAGCATTCATTATGCGTTGTAACTTTTGGAAATCCTTTTCGCTAGTACCTGTAGATACTGCAAAATAATTTCCGCCAATTGATTGTGTAACTTCTAATACATCTTCTTCTGTGTACGTTTTGACTAGGCAAGTAAACATACGGTGATCATACAATGCCTTCGCCATTTCAACAGTTCCAACACCGTCCATGTTAGATGCCATGATAGGAACTCCGGACCATTCCCAACCGCTGTGTCTAAATTTATATGTACGGGTAAGATCTACTTCTTTACGACTTGATAATGTACTACGCTTAGGGCGAAAAAGGACGTCTTTAAAATCTAATTTAACTTCGTCTTCAATACGCATTATTTTACCTTTCTGATTTAAACGGTACGATATAACTACCGTCTTTAGTAGTTGAACTTCTCAATGTGTTATAAACATTTTGAACTCCAACTGCTTGATTCCATGCGTCTTCTAGCGCATGGTGTTTTAGTACTGGAGGCCTATTAGGATTGATACCTAAGTCAAATGCAGTTCTAACATCTCTTACTTGCCAGAAACTCCACGGTACTGACTTGTTAAGTTTCTTAAACACATGCTCACAAATGACAACGTCAAATGCCGCACCGTTTGACCAAACACGTTTAGCACCCCAGCAAAATTTATATAGCTGGTCAAACGCATCTCTAATGTGAATCCGATTGTCTTCGCTGAAGGCTTCTTCTTGTGCGGCTTTATCTTGTTGACTCCACCATTCGAGTGTTGCATCACTGACTGCTAGTCCTAGCTCATGACAGCTATCCAAATCTACACGGACATAAAAACTGTCCATTGCAGGTTCTTGAACGTCCATTCCAAATGGATCAAATTTAACTGCGCCAATCGTAAGAATGGCGGCATCCGTAGATGTCGCCAATGTTTCTAAGTCAATCATGATATCTGTATTTGCCATATGCTCTTTCATTATACGAACTAGCATACAGTATAATATCAAATATCTAAATTGTCAATATAATTTAGGTGGTAGTTGCTCTTTTTGGAGTTTCTTACGCCAACGAGCTTTGGCCGCGCCCTTTTTGCGTTTGCGTTCAGTTGTTGGCTTTTCGTAAAACTCTTTTTTGCGGAGTACGTCCAAAGTGCCAGCATCTTCGACTTTTCGTTTGAATCGTCTTAGTGCTTGGTTAATGTTTTCGTTATCTCTAACGGTAACTCCGGTTCCTCTTGGTTTACTGTTCATCAGTGTCCTCTTCGTCGTCTTCTTCGGTAAATTGTTCAACAAGCCCCTCCAAATCCCAAATTCTATTTTTAGAAATTAGATTGTAAGGAGTTGTTTCGTCTAATGTTATATAGTGTGCATTTGGTTGTGCCAGCATAAAAGTGACAAAACTTTTAGTAACTGGATCGCAGTTATCTATGTCAATGATTACTACATCAACTTGTTGTGCTACACTTAGCATCCATGCAATATCTGTTTCGTTTTCATCATAGATAAAAACGTTAAGATCATCGATGCATTTACTTAAAATTGTTTGAAACTGTTGTTTGACTAAGTTCGAAGGCTTAACTAACAGATAGCTTAAATTCAAATTGAATAACTTATCTGGCGGAGTTATTACGGTTATTTTCCCTAAGTTCATATATCCTACTTATAAAGTGTTCGAGCTTTGCTGACTTGTAGTTAGCAAATTTTGGACCTTTAGTTTTAGTTTCCTCAACAAAGGCATATAGTTCTGGGTCTGTGTCTTTGTCAACAATGATGTCTTGAAACTTTGTCTCATCATAGAGCTTATATAATTCATCTTTGGCTTTTATTCGAAGCCTCTTGCTAATTTGACTCCAAATTGTTCCTTCGCCTTGCTCGGCGTTTTGTACATAACCTAGTCTCGATTTTTGATCTGTATTTGACCCTGCGGAGTCTTGGTCATGTATGTCTTTTTTTTTGAAGGTTCTTCTTGAGGAATAGCTTCTAAAGGAACTTCGTTGCCAGTACCATCGATGTAAGTTTCGCCTCTAGCTACACGTTCTTCAACTGTGCTGATTTTTTCTTGTTCAACAGCTTTTTCTGCTTCTTCTATCATTCGGTTCCATTGTTCAACAGTAATACCTTCGATTGCTGTCTGTTCTTCCTGTGCTGTTTTTTCACCCCCTTGGTCAGTCACGGGCTCGGTTGATGGAACTTGCTCTGTGTGTTCGTGTTCGTATGTATCTTTAGGATGCTCGCCAGCATCTTTAAAATGGTTTGTTGATTTAGGTGTTATTTCTTCGTATGTTGGAAATGGCCATACTTCAGCTTTTTCTTCTTCAGTTGGTTTTTCACCTACGTCAGCAATCCAAGGATCTGGTTTATCAGACTCTTGTTCTTTTTGCTCTCTTGCCCAAGCAAACGTCATTTGAGCGGCAAGAAGCATAATAACTGCAAGCGGATCAAATACCATAACAATAATGATGATGACCCAAGTAACTGCTTTTTCTAAAATATTAGCATCTGGATTATCGCCATAGACTAATTTAGCAATATATTTAATAGGCCCAACTTCAGCTTCAACTTTACGTAGATCTTTAGCAATAGGAGCACGTTCTTCGTTTAGTTTGGCAATTTCTTTTTGGGCCTTGGCTATATCGTTTTGTAAGTTAGTACGCTCACGTTGTTGGCTACGTCTTAGTGCGGCGGCTTTGTCAGCACCCTTCTCGTCAGTTGATCGAGCCATTGTTTGGTCAACTGACTCATCCATTTGACGTAGAGCCTTACGTGCAGATTCGATGTTGTCTTTTTGTGTGCGAATCTTTTCGTCGATGACTGCTACTTGGTCAACTACATCTCCACTAACAAGATTACTATCTAAGTGGGCCTTTGATAGGAATCCAAAAATACCCATGCTAGTAATAAACATTAACACAACCACAGCAATGGTCATGTATGTTTTCATTAGTCTAGGGATTCGTTCCCAGTTAGCTTTAAGCCAACTAGCACAGACAAGTTTGGCTATTTCTAGCGACCCGCCCATAATGTAGATGGGAATGGCAGCGGCCGCGAAAATAGCTGCCAAACCTACTACAGAATAGTAGATTGCGACAGCTGAGATTGTTAGACCGGTGAGAAGTAGTAGCCAGGCTAGAATCATCAATAACCTTACTCGGCGGCGCCGGAGTTGTCAGATGTTGTTAATTCTGTACCGTCAATAGCGGCAACAGTGACGTCTGCAATAATGTCAACAGCAGTATCGGGTGCGGCAACAGTGATTGATAGTTGGCTATCAGTATCTGTTGTACCATTGAACACACGAACTGTTGCAGTTGTAGCATCACGGAAGCCACGAACTACTAGTTCTTCAAGTCCTAGTGCTACTGTAGTAATTTCTACACCAGCGGCATTATTGTAAGAAGTAGATTCTGCGTAGACTGCTTTTCTGATAGCGTTGAGCAAGTCTTGTGGACGCTCATACTTGACTGTAAATGCTAGGCTAGTTGCTTGTGAATCGCCGTTTGTTTCGCCGCCAACTTCAACGTCTAGAATTTGGCAATCGCCTATGCCTGTTAGACGATTAATCACATTACGGAAACGCATGTTTCCTCTAGCACGGGCCTTGCCTTTTGCTAGTGTTGTTGGAAGGTCAGCAGTAGCAAAACTGTCCGAACTATTAGGTGTAATAGCACCGTTGTCGTTACCGTCGGCTGTTGGGTATGTTCCTGTATTTGCAACCCAAACTACACGGTAGAAAGCTGGGCTTAATTGGTTTGTATCTTGTACGAATCCTGATGGCATTTTATGCTCCTAAAGTATTATCGTATATTTAGCGTAAAAACGCCCTTAAAACAATTATATGTATAAGGGCGTCTATAAGCAATTTATTTGAAGAAAATCAGTGCCATCATTACTGCTTGAATAATAAATCCTAGTCCAATAGTAATAATGTTAAGCATATCCTTCTGGACAGCGGCTTTGATAAACAACAAGCTCAAACCGCCCCAAACTAGCAATACTAGGTCAACACCTGGTAGTCTATCTGTTAGTCCGCTCATAACTGCTAGCAGACTAGGGATTGTAGATGCATGTAGTACTAGCACTGCTAGCCATCCAAATGTCTCTGCTGAAATTTTAGAAAATTTAGTGTTAAAAAACTCTTTCAGCTGTTCGATATTTTGAATCATAGACGTGTTTCCTTTTCACGATAAAAGATATGTTGACCAATTTTACCAATCTTAGGCAAACCCCAACGAGGGTTTACATAATCTGCATGATAATACAATGCATCCTTTAAAACATCCAGTTTGAATCCTTCTAATAAAACCTTCTTAGCTACTTCATAGCTTTCTTCATATGCGGCTTTATTAACTGGGCGTGTTCTAGCGGCAGAGTCGCAATGCCATGAGAATTGACATACAACCTTTTCCATTACTTTGGATTTTTGATAAACAACGCCGCAGACATCTTTAGGGAAACTAGGATGTGCTACTCGATTTAGAGTTACCTGTGCTACTGCAACCTTACCTTCAAACGGCTCATAACCAGCTTCGCGGTAAATGTTCATAGCCAAGCAATCAAGTTGCTTTTCTCTTGTTTTGATTGAAACTACATCTTGAGAGTAGTATCCGCCTTTTTGACGCAGATTAGTAAATTTTGCCTGCGTAACACTTTGAACCAAAAAGACTACTGCTACCAATCCTGCGAGGCAGGATAAAAATTTAAATGACTTTTCCATAAGTCCTCCTTTCACTTGGTGTAACTATCATCAACAAGATGATATCGCTACATTACATTAAGGGAGTAACTTCACGAGGCTCAATAAAAGAACCCACAGTTCGTGTAGTTGTCTCCATTGGACGCATGATCTCATAACTCATGTGCCTTTGGAGCCTTGACCGCCCGAATCTCACGGGTTTCTCATTGGCCAAGACTCGCGGATCAATGTCAAAAATTCGCCCCTGACGTTGACCTACTATCTTAGTTTCTTGCGAAACGTATAATATATAGCTCATAGCGTCGAAATCCCTAAAGAAAAGGTTAATTATCGACGCATTTTAGCTATCGCTACTGCATCTTCATCGCTGAAGATTGGTACTGCGTTACTTTTGTGCATAGTACCAATGCCTTTGATCATTGTACCTGTATAGACTTTGTCTGGAGCCTTAGTACAAGGACCTGCAGTAAATGGCAAACTTTCAATTCTTGGACCAGTGTCTCGAACATACGGTTTGTTCACTACCGGAGTGATTGTAGGAGCACGGAGAGCACGGTCTCTCTTCTTTGCTTCAACTTCGGATGCCCATTTCTTCTGGAGGGCTTTCCAAGATTCGTCAAGCTCTCTAGCTTTTCTAGCATGTTCTGCTGAAGCAAATTTCTTTTTACCTTTTTTCTTGCCAGTGGTGCTAAGCCACGGACCTTCTAAATGCATACTCAAAACTGTTCTCCAAACTGTTCACTATATTGTTATTATAAATGAACATTTGGACAATGTCAAGTGTTTAGACCCTAAAACTTTCCCCGCATCCGCAACGATCTCGCTCGTTTGGATTCATAAAGTCAAAGCCCTCGTTGAGCCCTTTTTTAACCCAATCCATAGTTAGTCCATAAAGATAGGGTCTGTGTTTTGGATCTATATAAACCCTGACACCGTTCGATTCGTGGTGTTCCATACATAGCTCTTTCCCCTGTTCAACATCAACGTATTCCAAAACATAGGACAGTCCAGAGCATCCAGTAGTCTTAACACCAATTTTTATACCCAAGCCTTTACCACGTTTGGCCATTGCTTCTTTAACCTTAGTTGCGGCAAGATCAGTTAACGTTATCATGTTTCTTTCTATAGTCCTCTACTGCGGCTTTGATAGCATCTTCTGCTAAAATTGAACAGTGAATCTTAACTGGAGGAAGGGCTAGTTCTTCGGCGATTTGGGAGTTTTTAATTGATCCGGCTTCGTCAAGGGTTTTTCCTTTAACCCATTCTGTGACGAGGCTTGAGCTCGCAATAGCCGATCCGCAGCCATACGTTTTAAATTTCGCATCTGTAATAATACCTGTAGCATCGTCCACCTTTATTTGTAATTTCATAACATCGCCGCAAGCCGGCGCACCAACCATACCAGTGCCGACAGAAGTATCGGACTTATCAAAACTGCCAACATTTCTAGGATTTTCATAATGATCAATTACTTTGTCGCTGTATGCCATACTACTCTCCTTTTTTGTTATTTAGTTGCTGACAATATGTAGTTAAAAACAGTTCGTTGTGCCATTTATCTGCCATGGGAGTGTTTTTATACTCTTCAAAGCAGGGTGTACCTAACGTATAGTGTAACAACTTAGCGTTTGTATTTTCTCCTAGCTCATCTGGAAGCCAGTTCCACTCAATTGGCAATTCTCCAATCTTATCATCAGTAAGCCAGCTAAACTGATGTAGTTGGGCACCAGTTGACATAGCAACAGTATTAGGCGACAGTGCTAGATTAGAAGGATGACCGCAGTTCCAAAGTATAACACTTGACCAATTCTTTCTTGGATAATCTTCGTTTTTAGCACCTAAGTACTTTACTGATTGTTTTGTTTTGTAGTTATGTTTTACAACCATAACTGCTTTTGACTCGTCTCGAAGGTTCCACAACTGGGTTATATCTTCTTGGACTACCATATCTCCGTCAATGAATATTGCCCATCCTGTATAGTTCATTAGATACGGAACTAAGAATCTTGTGTAGACAAATTGGTTACTACTGTCATTGTGTGTTTCTTTGTATGATAGATTATTAATTGCCAATGGCGTAATGCTCACTGGCTCAGTAGATGTTCTAATGATACTGTTCGAGCATACGTGGTATGCTACAGTTTCTCTAGTATCATATCCTATAAAGACTTTAATCACACAACTACCTTTAATGTTTCTGATTGATAAGCGTGTCCTGTAACTGCTAACAGACAAGCCCTTACTATTTCGTTTCTATTAGTTGGATTTTCAATATAAATCTTTACGCTAGCATCTTCTTCTGACGACTGCCATTTCTTTAATATTTCAATTTCGTTATCCATGTAGATCCTAAATGATGGATCTGATAATTTAGATTTTACTCGTTCTTGCCAGACCGGAATATTATCTGTTATGCATTGATCATCTAAATTAATGTGTGGTATAGTTGAGCAATGATCAAATGCTATATTCATATGAAGATTCTGATATCTGAGCAGTTCTTCTTTCTCCACAACCTTCATGCTTCTCATGAAATCAAATTCAACTCCACCTGTATTGAAATATAAGCATTCTAATTTAAATTTCTTGTGAAACAAGTCAAGGACATAGTTCCTAGTAGATCCGGGATGCATTACATTTTTTCTAGTACGAGGGTTGTAATGTAAACACACTGGATGTTTAAATCCGCCACTTAGGTATTCATCAGTTAACCAACATAGCTTAGGAAATAGTTTTATTGGTAAGTTTGTATCTCTGTTAGCAGGATGTTGATAATAATCGTTAGTTAAGTACTCTGTGAATATCTTTAAAACGTAGGCCATTCCTTCAAACGACACGTCAGTCTTACCAATCATTCCTCTGTAGATGTTTTCACTAGGTCTTTTATACTTGTAAAAGAAATCCAGTCTATCCATTAAAGACCCAATAGGAGCCATATGTAAATGGTATCTGCCTTCTGGGGATAAGAAATAAGGATAAGGTTTTTCTGCTAACATGTCGGAGTATCAAACGTATTAGTGTGCGTAACTGTTAACCATTCTGACTTGTAGGGTTTTCCTATGACTGCAAGTATAGCTGATTTAACCATTATATCGTCGATGCTTTCTTTTATCTTAGAAGTGTCTACATAAATTTTAATGCAGGCGTCTCTTTCGGAACACATCCATGGTTTTAAAATTTCAATATCTATATTACTGTAGATTGAAAAAGTTGGACTAGTTAATCTACGGTAGATAAAATCATGCCATTTACCAACACTTGGTTTTACTACCTTAGAATTAAGATTTATGTGTGGTATGATTGAACCATGATCTGCTACTAACTCTATTTCCATATTGCTAGTTTGATCTAACAGCTCTTGTTTGTCTATAACTCGTAACGAGTCTAGGAAGTCAAATCTAACACCGCCAGTATTAAAGTATATACAGTGAGCAGTGTTAGATCTCCTAAACAAGTTATAAACTATTCCACGGATTGATCCCGGATGAATTACGTTTTCTTGTATCCTTGGATTGTAATGAACTGATATAGGATACTTAAAACCAAATTTTAAAAATTCATCAGTTAACCAACAGAGCTTTGGGAAAACCCTTTTAGTTATGTCCTGAGTAGTCTTGTCATCAAGGTAATAATTTTCTAAGAAATATTTAATTACCCTTGGGGCTACGTCTTCTGACGTTCTTAAAGAAAGTTTAGATAAATCAATGTCACCTAAAAATAAATTCTCTGTTGAACGTTTTGTTTTATAGAGAAACTCTATCCGTTCTGCGCTACCATATACCCTTAGTGCATTAAGGTGATACGGTTGAGTAGGTGGTAGCACATATGGATAGCCAGTTTCATCTGCCATTTATCACTTAGCTTCTTTACGAGCATTCTTGACGTTAGTAACGTCTGTGCGAACTTCCTTGCATAGTTTAGCAAGTTCTTGTAGATGCTTGCGTACACGAGTACCAGCCGCGTTAACTTCTTTATCGTAGAACTTTTCAAAATCACCTTCCATTGCTTCTACAATTTTGGTAAAGTCTTCAAATCTATTTGTTGCCATTTTGTTTCTCCTTTAATGGTGAGTGTGTCACTCCTACTATAATTTAGCAGAAGTGTTATTTGCGTGTCAAGGGATTTGATTAGTTATTGTTTGGATCGGTAAAAACATCAGTGCTACCAGTACTGATAGTAGCACCTGTGTTTAAACGATCACTTCTTCGGGCAACAGGTTTGTTTTCAGCAAATACAGTATTGGACCCAGAGATAACTCTGGCACCACTTGATGTAGCTGAAGTTTTTACTGCAATAGGCTGACTGTTAACAAACACTGTGTTTGCGCCGCTGACTATTCTCTGTCCACCAGCAACATCAAGTGTTTTACGTGCAGTCTTCATTATCCCTTGCCTGTTAGTTTGTTATTCTTCTCAGCTAGAAGCTCGTCTTTGATTTCCTTGGCTGTCTTGTCACTGAAGATAGCTTTGGTGTTTGCTTCAACGTCTAACCAAACTCCGGATACCCATTTACCAAATGAACTCTGTGCGGCCCATTCGATTGATGTTTTGTATGCGGCTCCAACTGTTCCTGTAACTGCATTTGAAACATACGCTGTTGCGGCTGTCTGTGCTTGTATTGTACTAATATCTTGAACAGAGTTCTTGATCTGGTCTATCAAAGCCTGTGGTTCAACTACAATTGGATTCTGTCCAGATCCTTCTAATGCCGCATTAGTATTAAGTTGTTGAAACTTATTATTTTTAATTTGGTCAGCTGCCATTAGTTGGGTAGTGGTTAACTGCTGTGCCTGTAACTGTACAGAATGTGCCATTCCTGTAGTTACCGTTCCTAGTTGATTTTGTAATGCACCTAGTGTACCAATTAACTTTTGCAACGACTTGTCGATTTCAGCTTGTCGTTTAACCATTAGCGATGTGTTACTTGCTATTAAAGAAAGTTCACAGATTAATGTTCCTGGAATTTCGAGACCAGCTGGTCCTATATTTTTTTCTAAGAGAGCTGTGTTGGCGGTCAATGCACTGATGAGTGCAGCCAGCTGAGCTACTTCTGTTGTGTCGTCAATTACTACATTGCCGCCGGTACTGAACGATGCTGTTACTAATGGCATTTTAAATCTCCTAGTGGGCTAGAAGTATTTATTAGGCTACTGCAATGCCAGTTGTAGACTGGATGAATTGTTTAGCAAATTCAGTATCTGTTGCTTCAGTTAATGTAACTGTGCCCTTGTTTAACTTTACTTCCTTGTCTGGATGTACTGTAAACAAGTAAGGCATTAAGCCAGGACCTTTTGGACCCATACCAATAACCATTGGTTTGCTTAGTTTAAAATACTCATTAGTTTCTTCAACTAGTTTGGCAACAATTTCTTCGCCACTTGTTAGTTTAAGGGTGATTACTTCACCCGGTGCTACGCCTTTGTCAATTAACATATTATACCTTTTGTAAATGTGATCTAAGTTCTGTGAACCCGCCTACTAATTTATCATCTAAAAAAATCTGCGGCAAAGTTCTGGCTGTAGGAACTGCTTCGAGGAGCTGTTCTTTTGTCCAGGTGCCTGCTGTAATATTTCTTTCTTCGTATTCGATGCCTTTAGATTTTAGTAAATTTTTTGCTTGATCACAAAATGGGCAGTGATCTTTACTCCATACAATCGCTTTCATATTTCCTCTTATAGTGCTGGTAGTTCGTCGTAGTCAATAGCATCGCTCATGACTCCGATTACATAATTAGTTGATTCGTTTTCTTGTAGCGCAGTTTGTTTCTTACTTGTATCGCTGTGTTTGTTGAACCAAGGAATAGGTGTTGTTTTAGGTGCTGGGTTCCAATATTTGATACTGATGTCCTTTAGTGCGCCGACTGCTGTGTAGTCAACAAAGTCTTTTAGAATGTTAGCGTTAAGACCAATGACTGGTCCTTTTTGGAACAAGTAATCTGCCCAAGACTTTTCTTCAGCAATAACATCACGATAGATCTGTAATACTTCTTCTTGGCACTCTTGTGCAATCTTAGCAAAGCGAGGGTCTTCCTTGACTACTTGGTTGATCAAGAAAGCAGTCCAACCTTTGTGTAGTAATTCGTCCTGTAAGATCAGGCTAATGATGTTGCCGTTACCAATAAAGATCTTGTTCTCTACCATTGCTAAACTTGTAGCAAAGCTAACCATAAAACGGAATGCTTCTAAGGCATAACTGGCGTGTAATGCTAGGTAGATTGCTTTAATATGCTCATCTTCAGTGACCTTTTCGCCTAGCTCTTTTCGGCAGTTGACTTGGTGTAGTCTTTCGTAATATGCACCAACGCTTGATGCCATGTCTACAATTTCTTTAGTGTCGTGGATAGTGTTAAACACTTCCTTAGGCACGTTGTAGATGTTACGAATAATATGACTGTAACTACGGCTGTGAATATTAGTTTCAAAGAAAGTCCAGTTGTAAACTAGTGCTTCTAGTTCGGGTAGACTTACGACCGGAGTAAAGATTTGGCTTGGGCCGCGACCCTGCAGACTGTCAAGAGCAGTTTGCCTAAGCAGGTTACTAGTGAAGATATGTTTAACTGCATCTGATGCATCCTTAAAGTCTTGTGCATCTTTAGTTAGACTAATTTCTTCTGGAACCCAAAAGAATCCGCGAGCTGTCTTTTCAAAGTCTGCAATCTTATTATATTTTACTTCTTCGAATCTTTGAATAGTAACTGGACCTGCTGGGTCTAGAAACATCTTACGATGAAGGTAGTCTGTCTTTGTGTTTAAATTATACTGTTGTTTACTCATAATTCATTTCTCGATGTATAAGTTCCATATATCTTGTTCTGTTAGTAACGGATCGTTCCAAACATTCCTATTTTGTACCACGCTTTCTTTTAATAGACGCCAGGTACGCTCTTTAGCAGTTTCTGTCCATCTAAAATCAAACGTAGTAATTGGTGCTCTGCCAGTGTTTCTATCGTACAACTCAACGTGTTCATAATACTTAGATAGCCAAACCATCTTACCGCTAGTTACACGTTTAGGAAACCAAGCAAACTTCTCATTTACCATAGTTACCTGAAGCCAATACAATTTTACAAATATGTTCTAATCGTTCAATATGTTCGTAGGCACGCCAGGGGCTAGTATCAATTGCTACAACACCGTGTCCTTTAATACCTACGATATCAAATTTAATATTGCCATCTCTATCTAATTGTAACTTCTCATGGCACTGAATTCCAAGCTCTTCGGAGATTGGAGGTACATCGCCAACGTTTGGTGCTACTCTAGTATAACGGCTTAGTTCTGGAAAGTGTTGGCAGAGTGTACTTAGTTCAATACCCGCATGCATTGCCGCTACAGTATATGTAGGATGTACATGGATAACAACACGCACATCATCTTTGTGCTGTCCCATTTCTTTTTGTAGTCCAAAGTGTAATGGAATCTCGCCAGACGGTCTTAGCCTGGCACTGATGTCAGTGTACTCAATCTCTTCCCAGTTATAGTTAAATGCCGCAGTACCATACCCACTGTGTATGCTACGGTGAATCTTAATCTTTTTAAACTGGTCAGGCTGGAGAGTTTGTTTACGTACACCGCTAGGTGTAATGTAAAAATGATCACGGTCGTGATGACGAATACTTACATTGCCATCACGACTAGTAATCCAGTTTCTTTGATAAGCATCTTTAAGAACTTCGCAGATAGTTTCTAACATAATACCACCTTAGAGCTTACAGGCTTCGCAGTCTTCTTCTGCAAAATTAATCTCAACGTGGTGACCATTAACGCCGCCAGTTTGAATACCATTTACTTCAGTGGCTACTTCAACAGCCTTGCTACCTGCTTTGTTAATTAGGCTATAATAGAAAGTCTTAACACCCCATAGCTGTGCTTGCATCAAGTTCTTAGCAATCAATGTTGTTGGAACTTTGCGGTCTGGGAAGTGTGCAGGATTATAGAAAGTATTAGTACTAATTGATTGATCAACGTATGCTTGTAATACTGCGGCAGTCTTTAGATAGCCTGCACAATCAGTCTGTTCCCACATTAGCTGGTACTTGTTCTTTAGTTTATGATACTCTGGTACGACCTGTGTGAACGACCCTGCTTTTGATTCCTTAGTAGAAATCAAGCTCATAGGCATTTCTATTCCATTTGTACTATTAATAACAACACTACTAGACTCAACTGGAGCAATAGCCATAAGTGTAGCATTTCGTACGCCATACTGTTTCATCTCCTTGCGTAATGGTTCCCAATCTAGCTCTGGAGTAAAGTTAGCTAGTTCATTTACACCATTGGCACGTAGTTCCCACGGAAACTTACCTTGTCCATAACGTGTTTTGTGACTGTCTAAACAGGCGCCGCGTTCTTTAGCTAACTCAACTGTTGCTTCAGTTAGGTAATAGGCCTGATGCTCCATCCAAGATTTAACTTCTTGCAGTGCATCCTTTTCACCATACTTCAAGCTACGCTTGGCATGCCAGTAGGCTAAGTTAGTAACACCAATGCCTAGTGGCTGTATTTCGTCGTTGCTTAGTTTGCTCTGTATGCTTAGGAAGTCTTGGTAATCAAGAATATTACATAGACTGCGCTGTAGAATGCGGCAAGCACGGCGCATATCTTCTGGATTACGGAATGCTCCCCAGTTGATACTGCCCAACGTACATAGAGCAATGCGACCAGCATCGTCGTCAAGACGCTTAAAAGGTTTAGTAGGTAGTAGAATTTCACAGCAAAGATTACTCTGATAAATTGTGTGCCACTCTGGATCAAATGGTCCTTGATTCATCACGTTGTCGATGAACACAAGATAGATACGACCAGTGTCGGTGCGTTCTTTTAGAATGCCGCCTTTGAATACATCTTCAGCATTCATTGTTTTCTTACGAAGTCCAGGTTGTTTTTCATATTTTACGTACAACTGCTCAAACAATGCAGTGTCTTTATAGAAAGCTTCATACAAGTCTGGCACTTCATTGGGATCAAAGAATGTTATGTTTTCTTTGTTCTTGAATCGTCTCCAGAAGAAGGCACTAAGCACAACCCCATAATCCATATGACGGACTCGGGTTTCTTCTGTTCCTTGGTTGTTCTTAAGGACGATAAGATCATCAAACTGATGATGCCAAATAGGATAAAAAACTGTAGCACTAGCATTACGGATACCACCTTGTGAACATGAACGTAAATCGCCAAACCAT